GCATCAATGGAATGGGAGGTACGTACACGTCATTTTGGGTCTATTAAGGGTGAATACATCTGTACTCTTGATAACTATCATGGTTCGATAGATGAAATTGACTGTTCTACTAGTGAAATACCTGATGAACACAAGTCATTTAACCTAATTGCGCTTGATAATGGTCAGTTTGCCTTGTATCCAAACAACAGATGTAGGGTTTATGACATCTCAATGACACCACAGGAAGCGAAAACACCTGATTTTAAGGTTTCTACTGAGTGGTATCAGGTTGAGAATGGTGTGAAATGGGGTAGACTTGGTGATTGTCACGATTATTTCTGGACAACACCCGAAGAACGGGAAAATAAATAGCGTTAAGGGATAGCAACCCCTCTAAAAGTTCTGATTTTTCACAAATCAGGAGCTAAAATGGGACAATCACCTGTCGATAGGAACAGAGACTACATGAGAGAGATGTGGGGAACCACTCATCTTGCCTCAGATTATGGTTCAATGAAGCAAGTTGACGTTTATAAGGAAAAAGCAGAGTTCATTCAAGAGATTATGGACTATGAAAAGACTCATGACCTGAAAAAACAGTCACAATTGCATGAAAAAATCCGTAATGACGACGATTATGATGACTGGGACTACGGAACTGAACCATCTTATGGAAATCCTTGGTAATACCTATAAATAATCCAAGAAAATTACCATCCAAATGGCAGTCTCTCGCGTATCACGGGCATTTAAGGACATTAACTTGTCTTTTGAGCCCCATCCTGTGACAAAAGACCTGCCAATTCTTAGAAATGAGAACGCAATTCGTCGTTCAGTTAGAAATTTAGTCGAAACTATCCCAACAGAGCGGTTTTTTAACTCTCTGTTGGGTTCTGAGGTACGTTCCAGTCTGTTTGAGTTCGTTGATTATGGAACGGCATCCATTATTGAGGACCAAATTCTAACAACTATTGAAAACTTTGAACCAAGAGTTGCAAATGTACAGGTAGAAGTCGAACCTTTACCTGATGACAACACTTTTAACGTAACTGTTATCTTCGATATTATTGGACAAGATTTTCCAACACAAGAGTTTACGTTTATACTAGAGGCAACCAGATAAAATGCCTTTTACAAAATTTACAAACCTAGATTTTGACCAGATAAAGACTTCGATCAAGGATTATCTTCGTGCAAACTCCGACTTTACGGACTTTGACTTTGAAGGATCGAACTTTTCTGTCTTAATCGACACCCTAGCGTACAATACTTACATTACAGCATTCAACTCGAACATGGTTGTCAACGAATCCTTCTTGGATTCGGCAACTGTAAGAGAAAATGTTGTATCGTTAGCAAGAAATATAGGATACACACCACGTTCCAGAACCGCTGCAAGAGCGCAGGTATCGATAAGTGTACCAACCACCTCTACAAGCAGTACACTCACCTTACAGGCGGGTCTGGTGTGTGTTGGAAGCGCGAATGAGTCAACATATACATTCTCTATTCCTGAAAATATCACAACAACCATAAACTCTGGTGTTGCGACATTTAACCCCATTCACATTTACCAAGGAACCTTCCTCACAAAGCAGTTTGTTGTTGATGGTTCATTGGATCAAAGGTTTATTCTTGAAAACTCCTTCATTGACACTGCAACCATGGTTGTTTATGTCAAGGGACCATCTGATACTGGTTTAGGTAGAGAGTTTTCTAAGGTTGATAATATTATTAACGTAACTTCGAAGTCAGAAGTCTATCTCCTCCAAGAAGTTCAGGACGAAAAATACGAACTTCTCTTTGGTGATGGTGTTATTGGTAAGAAGTTAGAGAACGATAGTGTTATTACCGTTACCTATATCATCACTGATGGTAAGGAAGGCAATGGACCATCGCAGTTCTCCTTCTCAGGTAACGTTAGAGACGCTTCTAATGCACCTGTTATTCCCTCGGGTGGTGTTACAGTCACTACATTACAGAACGCTGCTAATGGCGGTGATATTGAACCTGTATCATCTATCAAGTACTTTGCTCCTAGGATATACTCTGCACAAAACAGAGCGGTTACAGCAAGGGACTATGAGGCAATCATTCAGCAGATATATCCAAACACAGAGTCTGTATCTGTTGTCGGTGGAGAAGAGTTGAACCCACCACAGTTTGGTAAGGTTGTTATTAGCATCAAACCTAAGAACGGTGACTATGTTTCCGACTTCGACAAGCAAAACATCTTGACGAAGTTGAAGCAATATTCATTGAGTGGTATCAACCAAGAGATCATCGACCTCAAAGTTCTCTATGTTGAACTTGATTCTTACATTTACTACAACTCACCACAGGTAACAAATGTAGATGACCTGAAAACTTCGGTCGTTACCTCATTGAATACCTATGCATCATCCGTAGACTTGAATAAGTTTGGTGGAAGATTCAAGTATAGTAAGGCATTACAAGTCATTGACAATGTAAGCACTTCTATTACATCAAACATTACCAGAGTCAAGATACGCAGAAACATGAAGGCACTGTTGAATCAGTTTGCCCAATATGAACTGTGCTTTGGTAACAGGTTCCACATCAAACCAGAAGGAAGAAACATCAAGAGCACTGGGTTTACCATCTCTGGAAACAGCAACACACTCTATTTCACTGACGTTCCAAACAAAAACCCAGATGGTTCGTTAGATGCAAGTGGTAAAGGAGTTCTCTCCATCGTTCAGAAGTCAATCGACGGTTCTTATAGAGTCATAGTTTCCTCTTGTGGCGTTGTTGACTACTACAACGGTGAGATTACTATCCAAACTTTAAACATCACATCAACAGTCAAAGAGAACAGCATTATTGAGATTCAAGCATTCCCAGAATCCAATGACGTTGTTGGTCTCAGCGATCTATATTTGAGTTTCAGCATCCCAGATAGTACCATAAATATGGTGAAAGATGTCATCACTTCTGGTGAAGATATTTCTGGTGTAACATTTGTAAGAGACTACTATACATCAAGCTACTCTAACGGAGAACTAGAGAGGAAATAGAATATGATCGAGACTGGTTTTGACAGCCGCGTAAAAATTCAACAGATAGTACAAAATCAAATACCTGAATTTTTACTCTCAGAGTCTCCCAAGGCATCGGAGTTTTTAAAGCAATATTATATTTCTCAAGAGTACCAAGGTGGTCCTATTGATGTTGCTGAGAATTTAGATCAGTATATCAAAGTTGATAACCTCTCACAGGAGGTTATTGCAGGTAGAACAACACTGGAATCAAGTATTACCGATTCTTCTGATGTTGTTAGTGTTACTAGCACCAAAGGTTTCCCCCAACAGTATGGTCTGTTGAAGATTGATGATGAAATTATCACCTATACTGGGGTCACAACCAACACATTCACTGGTTGTGTTCGTGGTTTTAGTGGTATTTCATCCTACCATAGCACAAATAACCCACAAGAACTAATATTCTCCACTAGTTCTGCTGCCTCTCACACTTCTGGAAAGGATGTTCAGAACCTGAGTTCTCTGTTTTTACAGGAATTCTATAAGAAAATTAAATATACCTTCGTTCCTGGTCTTGAAAATGTAAGTTTCACACCAGAACTGAACGTAAGTACCTTCATAAAAGAAGCAAGAAGTCTATATCAATCGAAAGGAACGGAAGAATCATTCAAAATTCTGTTCAAAGTTCTTTTCAATGAGGAAGTTCGGGTCATTGACCTTGAAAATTATCTCCTAAAACCTTCTTTCTCCAATTTTTCAAGAAGGGAAGTTATAATTTCGGAAAGACTTTCTGGCAATCCACTGAAATTAGTTGGTCAGACTATAAGAAAGTCTACCGATTCAAGAACTCAGGGTTCTGTTTCGTCAGTAGAGATCGTTACTAGAGATAAAAAGACCTTCTACAAGATCTCCCTCTTCATTGGATTCAACGAAAATGACCTTTCTGAGGGAACTTTTACCATTCCAGGAAGCACAAAGGTCCTAGAAGACGTTGCTGTTGGCGCATCCATCATTTCTGTTGACTCCACTATTGGTTTCCCAGACGCAGGAACCATCATTTCTGGAAACAACACCATCACTTATACTAGTAAGAGTGTAAACCAGTTCTTTGGTTGCTCTGGTGTAACGGAAGCAATCGATACCGCAGCATCAATTCGTGCCGATGAGTATGCATATGGGTATGAAGATGGTGATATTTCTAAGGAAGTTAGAATTAGAATCACTGGTGTTCTTGCAGACTTCTATCCTGTTGGTAATGTAAGACTGGCGCAAGAGGGTGAAGTCATTGGTGTCAAGAACCTGGGTGAACTAATTGAAAACCCAGAGACTGATAAGACCTATAAAGAGATATTTGCAAACTCCTGGATATACAATACCAGTTCAAGATATCAAGTTGACTCCGTATCAGGTTCGACTTTCACACTGCTGAGTGATATTGATAAGTCAAGTTTGAAGGTTGGAGATACCGTTGAGGTTCTTCTGCGTGGTTCGCAGACAGTAGTTTCTTCAAACGCTACTGTATCAAACATCAACAAACCATTGAAGCAGGTTATCCTCAATGGTCTGGGCACATTTAGTGCATCATCATCACTAAGTTATGATATCAGGAGAAAGATTGATAAGGCATCCAGTTCTGGTGTACCACTAGAATATGGAAACGACACCACTATTTCAAACATTCAGAATGTTTATACCGATGAAAATAGTGCATACGTTGCATCTAATTCGCTTCCTACCTACAACATAACTCAGGATATTTCTCAAGCGACAATATCAGAGGCTAGTGGTAGCAAACTTCAAGGTTTGAATGGAACTACACTCAGATATTCCATCATTTCATTTGCGTCGGCAGTTCCATTCATCACTGGCGACAAGGTTGTATACCTGCCAGAAACAACTGCAATGCCAGGTTTGCAGTCTGGTGAGAGTTACTATGTTGAGGTTCTATCCTTCAATAACCAGATAAGACTTTATAGTTCAAGTTCGTTTATTGGTGGAACGGAGTATTTGGAGTTTGATGCTCTTGGAGCAGGTACTGGATACCATAAGTTTGTACTTTTCGAGCATCGTGACTTAATTGTAAGTCCACAACGACTTCTTAGAAAGTTTACCCTTGATAGAAACTATTCCAAGGGAAGTGGGCAAGAGGCAGTTAGCGGTCCTATTGGAATGCTAATCAATGGCGTAGAAATTATCAGTCCAAAGTCTCCCAATAAGGTACACTATGGTCCTATTGAAAAACTGACTATCTTGAATGGTGGTTCTAACTATGATGTTATCAACCCACCAGCAGTAAACGTAACTGCACCTGTTTCTGGGACGACCGCATCGATCCAACCAGTTGTAGAGGGTTCTGTTAAGAATGTATTTGTAGACCCACAAGACTTTGACATTGACAAGGTTATATCGGTCACTTTGACTGGTGGTAATGGTTCTGGTGCCATATTCAAACCCATCGTTTCAAAACGTTTTAGAGAAGTTGAGTTTGATGCCAGACAACTAACAGATGGTGGCGGTATTGATATAACTGATGAAACTATTACATTTACCACGACTCACAACTTACAAAATGGACAGGCAGTAATATACAGCAACAACGGTAATTCTAGCGTTGGTATTGGTACTTTTGGTCCACCAGACTCTATCTTCAACAGAGTACAGAACAAGACACTAGTAAGTGGTGCCGAATACTATGTTCAGTTAATAAACCCAAGCACAGTAAAACTTTACGGTTCATACAAAGACTACTTTGTTGGCATCAACACCGTTGGTTTCACAACAGAAAACCTTGGTGGTATTCACAAGTTCAGAACGTTAGAGAAGAATACCCTAAGAGACATTAAAGTTATTGATGGTGGACATGGTTACACAAACAGAAAACTGTATGCTAAACCATCGAACGTATCGATAGAAGATGAT